TTTGTGCATCTGTTAACATGGTGGCTCCAGTTGTTGTTAAGCCCTAATTATAGCAGTTTGGAATTATTCAGTCAACCAGCACCATAAATAACGTATGCCAAGACTTAGCCTATATCGCCCTAACCGCACTGCGGACTACAAATTTCTAGATCGAACCATTGCAGAAATGTACACTGTTGGTGGGCTGGATATTTACATCCACAAATACATGGGTCCGGCCACTGGCGATCCTGGTGATGCCGATACCACATTGCCGGTATACGACACCCAAAATCCCTTGTTCATTGAAGATCTACTGTTGCTGGAAAACCGGGATCGGCAGTATGATCCCAACATCTATGTTCAACGCGGTGTGTACCGTGTGGCTGATATTGACTTTGATCTCACACAATTTGGCTTATTCCTAAACAACGATACCTTGTTTATCACATTTCATTACAACGATATGATTGACACCATTGGGCGTAAACTCATGGCCGGCGATGTGATTGAAATTCCCAATCTCAAAGACTATCATCCTTTAGATAAAAACTTGGCCAAGGCCTTGCCGCGGTGGTACGTGATTCAAGATGCAGCGTTTGCATCAGAAGGATTTAGTCAAACCTGGTTGCCGCACCTATGGCGGGTCAAAGCCACTCCCATGGTCAATGCTCAAGAATACAACAGCATTACCAAACAGCCGTTCGAGCCCAACAACATTTGGGATCCTGGAAACTTTTATCCTGCAGGAACCATAGTCAACAACGGCGACAAGTATTACACTGCCACAGGCCCTGTACCGCCTGGCACAGACATCACCAACACCGCATATTGGACTGAAAAGACTCCGGATACCATAGCCGGCAAAACTTCCACACGCACCAAAGATTTAGAAATCAATGATGCTATTTTGGCACAGGCCGATATTGAAGTGCCGTTGACCGGCTACGACACTGTAAAATTTTATATCCTGCCCACCACAGAAGACGGACAGCCAGCAGACTCGGGTCTTACTGCGGACGAAACACCGCCCACTGTGGACGGCACTCAAGGTGGCGAAGGAACTACTCCGCGTTCAGATGGCTACACCATTGGTTACTTGACCGGCGACGGTATTGCGCCAAATGGGCTGCCGGTCACACACGGTGTTAGTTTTCCAGCATCACCTGCCGCTGGCGACTATGCCTTGCGCCTGGACTATTTTCCAAATCGCTTGTTTAGATTCAACGGCACTACCTGGATCAAGATTGAGGACAGTGTGCGTATCAAGCCAGTGTTTGAATCCGAAGGACCTGCTGCTTCGCAGAGAGCCAGTTTTGTAAACAATAGAAACACAGTGCAGACTAACGATCGTGGTGCTATACCAAGTCGCCAAAGTTTGAGCGACATACTTAAACCCAATGCAGACAACGGCGGTTAATAAAAATGACAACAGAGAATTCAGCAGCAAACCCAATGTTCTTTTATGACGAACAAATCCGTCGCTTCTTGCTACAGTTCACAAGAATCTTTTCCAACTTTCAGGTAGAATACGGGCGCAACGAAGAAGGCACCGCACACACACTAGTGCGTGTGCCTATTAGATATGGTGATTCCAGCCGGCAAGTACAAAATATCATGCAGAACAACTCTGCCAGTTTCATGACATCAGTGCCAATGATGAGTTTTTATATTTCTGGATTTGATTACGATCGTCCTAGAATGCAAGAACCTTACTATGTGAGCAACATTTCTGTGCGCCAACGTACCTACGACGATACCACAGACACTTACGAAACCACACAAGGCAATGCGTTCACAATTGAGCGACTGATGCCTGTGCCTTACAAACTCACACTCAAACTGGATCTGTGGACCAGCAACACCAACCAAAAGATGCAGTTGTTGGAGCAGATTGTGGTGTTGTTTAATCCAGCGTTGGAAATACAAAGCACAGACAATTACATCGACTGGACCAGCCTGAGTGTGGTAGAACTGGAATCAACCCAATGGTCTAGCCGTTCTGTTCCGGTAGGCACAGAAGATCCAATTGACATTTGCACCATGACTTTTACCCTGCCAATTTGGATCAGTTCACCAGCCAAAGTTAAAAAACTCGGAGTGGTTGAGCGTATCATTTCTAACATACACAACTCTCAAGGAGATGCAGCCAATGCAGTGTTGAACAACGACCTGCTGACTGGCACACGCAGAGTGATCACGCCGTGGGATTATCAAACCCTGTTGATTGGTAATAAGTTACAGGCGTTACGATACAATGCAGTGATAGACGAACCCAATACCAATCTAGCACCGCCCGATTCACCGCCAAGCAATGTGCTATGGACTGCTGTGATCGGAGCATACGGTGTTCTGCGCCCGGGCATAAGTCAAATCTTTTTAGAGCAACCTGACGGTACTGAAGTTGCCGGAACCATAGCATACGATCCCTCCGACGATCGATTTATGCTGTATACTATAGATGAAGACACTGTGCCGCAAAATACCTTGTCGCCGGTGAGATCAGTGATTGACCCACTTCGCAGTGGACCCAATGATGGATTACCGGCACCAGTCACTGGTCAACGTTATTTGTTGACTGAAGATACTGGCAGCGACAGCGGATATGCTGCGGCATGGCAAGGTGTTGATGGGCAGCCGTTGATTGCCCGTCGCAACGACATCATTGAATATTCAGACGATCGTTGGCAAGTGGTGTTTGAAAACACATCTAGTCCCAACAACATTCAATATGTCACCAATATTACCACTGGTATTCAATATCGATGGACTGGAATAACATGGGTCAAAAGCTATCAGGGACTGTATCCCGGAGGACAATGGAGAATAGTACTGTAAATGCTGTGGGTGTGTGGTTTTATAGCGTGAGCACTCAACGCTATCTTTATCTGCTGCGCAACGATACACGTCACCCGGGGTCGTGGGGCTTGCCGGGCGGCAAATTTGAAACAGGCGAAACTTTGATGGAAGCTATGGTTCGCGAGTGTCAGGAAGAACTGGGGCATATGCCCGACTACCTAAGACTGATTCCCATAGAAAAATTCACCAGCAGCGATGGCGGATTTGCCTATCACACGTTTTTTTGCAGTGTGGCCAGTGAATTTGTTCCAGTGCTAAACAACGAACACATTGGGTGGGCATGGATTGACAGCGGCACATGGCCTAGACCCATGCATCCTGGACTTTGGTCAACTGTGAACTTTGATGCTGTGCGTGGCAAGATGGCCACCGTGGAACACACAGTTCAAACGTCGCAGTGAGTTACAAAGTCTCGAAACGATAAACAAGCAACATTAGCGTTTTTACGCCATTCGCGAGAAGTGTTGGTTTCTTCACCAACCAAAACAAATCGAGTTGACGGGTACGCCCGAAACACCTGGTTCACATGATCATGCCATTCACTGGCCGAACCAATGGTGTCGTTGCAATAGCCCAACAGATATACTTCTTTGTGTCCGTCGAATGCTGCCATCCATACTGTCAACGCTTCGATTGCCATCAGTGTTCCATAGGGAATTAGATAAAACTCACCGGGATTCAACAGGCAATTACGTGTGGTAGCATATACAATATTGTCAGTTGAATACCCAGAATCAACTAGATCTCGAAGAATGTCTTTGTTGTTCTCCACTGCAAAGTCCAGTCTCATCTCTTTGGCAATTGTGCCGGTTCCATAGGTCTGTAATTTTTTTGAACTCAGCAGGCCGCCTTTGTGATGCTGTAGTCTGGTGTGATCAAATTTGTCTTTGTTTATACCGCTGCCAATGCAGGCAGCGCGACCACTGATGTGTTGGTTGTGGATAGGGTTAGCAACCCATTCTCTATTCTGAGTCTTTTTACCACCGCTCCATCGACTTTCGGTGATTACAAATTCGCCTTCGTAATCTGTTCTGTATTTTTCTGTGATCATAAACGCCCCACTGCAATTTCAATCGTTTTTATATCATTGGTACTGATAGTTTCCAATGACTTACCCAGCACACAGCCGGGTTTAAATTTTGATACAACAATTGCTGTTGCGGTGCCAGGTACTGTGCCAGAAACCAGTACAGTTCCTTTAGTTACCGGACCTTGCACTTGACAAGGCACACGCCCAGTCAGGGCTATGGGCAGCACAAACTCACCTGGCTGTGCTGAATTCATCAAGTAACTTGGAGCAGTTGACACTACACCAGCAACAGCAGTGTCGTGGTCACGATCATTTATTGTGACTTCTTCCAATCCGCCAAACACCACCACTGTACCAGGAGCATATGCAGCATCTGCTGAATACATTTCTGCCAAGTCAGCTGACGTTGAATTAAAGTTCAATGCTGCTATGTTGCTGGTAGATGTAATGTCACCAGTGGCTCTCATGCGTACAATATTAACATTACCAGTGCCATGAGGTGTAAGCACAATGTTGGCATTGGCTGCTGTGGTTTGAATGTCTAGTTGGGCACTATCAACAATAGCACCACTCAGTATCAGGTTACCAGCAGTGATGTTACCTGTGGTTACTGTCAAACTTGTGCCAGTGATGGCTGCACCTGTTATAGAACCTGTTGCTGATACTAGCCCAGTTGTACGCAAGTTACCACTTTGAATGTTGCCTGTAGCTGATATCAACCCAGCAGTTCTTAGATTGCCGCCTTGAATATTGCCGGTCACACTTGTGGTACCAACAACCACAATACCTACATTGGACACTGTCAGCACATTGGCAGTGCCCGCTGAACTTATCACAACATCGGCATTGTTGATTACTACTACATTACTGGTGCCTGCTGATATTGCCCCAGTTGTGTAGTTTTGAACAAATGTCAATGCAGTTACACCAATTGTAATTGGGTCATTGGTAATCAATTTCCATTGTGTGTCTGCATAGGTTGTGCCTTCGGTGACCATGACAATAGTACCGGACAATAACTCACCAGTGGCATTGGTGTCAGCGGATCTTGCCCAGGTTCCGTCGCTGCCCGAGCCTGTTGTTGTCACAGTGTAGATGCCATTTTGGCTGGCATCGGTCTGTGCAGCAACCAAAACACGATTATTGAGAGACAGAGAGACACCATCCACTACAGCTGGTGCGCTGCCATTTAGAGTGACATTGGTGGTGGTGACTGCGCGAACTGCTTGTTTGTAGTCAATATCAGAAATTTGCGAAGCACGAAGTCTAGTTAATCCCATATATGTCTCATTGTTAGACAATATTTAGTCAAAAAGAAAGGATCCGAAGATCCTTTCTTTAGTTCAAGGTATTGCTACCTATTAGAAACGTCCAACCACAACTTCGATTGTGCCTTCGGCACCATCAAAGTTTTCTAGGGCCTTGCCAATGATTGTACCCGGTGCTGGAGCTGTTTCGGCGCGAGCCAACCCGTTACCAGCAGATACCATCAAGTCACCTTTGCGTACTGTGCCTGTTACACGAGTCGGAACACGACCTGTAAACGCCACTATAGCAACGTGTTCTGATTCCAATCCTTCATTCATGACAAATCCAGGATTGGTAGACACTACACCAGCTACTCGGTGATCGCCGTCTGTGCTCACAGTAACTTCAGCACTGCCACCAAACGACAGCACTGTACCAGGAGCATACTCAGCATCTGCTGTGTACTTCTCTGCCAAGTCAGCGTACTGTGCTGTGGTTGCTTTGGCAAACACTGTATTGAACGTTGTGCCTGAGCTACCAATGTTGCCTACGCCAGTTGATGCACCGTTAACAATGGCTGTGACGGCTGCCCCAGAGTTAACTGTGATTGCGCCACTCACTGTCAATGCAGTCAGTGTACCAACTGAAGTAATGTTGCCTTGTGCCGCTGTGGTCACAGTACCCGCTGTGGTTGCACTAGATGCCGCACCAGTTAGCGCACCAACAAATGATGTACTAGTAACACTGGCTAAGCCAGCAACAGTAGTCACTGTGGCGCCCAATGTCAACGCTGTACTACCCAATGTAACTGCTGCATTTGCCAATCTTGCTTGTGCCAGTGTGCCAGAACTAATGTTGGTAGCACTGATTGAACTAACGTTGGCGCCACTACCGTTGAGTGTAGCAATCACGTTGCCAGCTGTCACGTTGCCACTGACACTGAGTGATGTCAATGTACCAACTGATGTGATGTTGCCTTGTGCTGCTGTGGTCACGGTTCCTGCGGTAGTGGCCGATGTAGCACTGGTTGCACTGGTTGCACTTGGTACAGTACCTGTTACATTGGCACCAGTAATGCTTGACAAAGCAGCACCTGATCCAAAGTGTGTAGCAATCACATTGCCAGCATTGACGTTG